CCTTGAAGTATCCGAACACGCGCCACGCTATTATCAGGCAGACACAGACAGCAGCAAGGCGTTCGTTATGGCTTGGCACAGTGCAAGATGTGATAGCCAGTAGGTATGCTGGCGTGGCTCTCAAGGTGAACAAGACTGATATGACTGTCACCTTCCCCAACGGTTCTATGATTGAGATTATGGGCGTGGATGAAGGCGCAAAGGAAAAGATGTTGGGGAATGAATACACCACCATCTATTTTAATGAATGCAGCGAGATGATGTTTAGCACCGTGTCTTTTATGTATTCACGATTAAGCCAAAAGAGCGCGGCCAAGAACAAGTTCTTTTACGACCAGAATCCCCCGCATATCTCTCACTGGTCCTTCCCTATGTTCGTGCAAGGCATAAACTACTACAGCAAGAAAAAGCACGTCACGCCTAGTGATTATGTATCGCTTGTGCTAAATCCCGCCGATAACGTGCAGAACATATCCAGCGACTATATCCAGCAGTTAATGGAGAACATGAATGAACAACAAAAACAAAGGTTTATCTTTGGCCAGTTTGCAAGTGATCCAGATGAGAAGACGGTGTTCACCAACTGGACTATCAAGGCCTTTGATACTGACCCTGATGCTGTCTTTCAGTTTGGGTGTGACTTTGGCTTTAGTGTAGACCCCACGGTATTGATACGCTGTTATCTCAAAGAGCGCACACTATACATAGACCAAGAGCTTGTGCTGAAGCAGTGTGAAACGATAGATATGCCTAAGATGTTCCTGAGCATACCGGAAAGCCAGCGGTATATCATTGTGGCGGATTCATCACGGCCTGAGACCATATCGCATCTAAAACGTCATGGATTCCCTAAAGTGATGCCAAGCCTTAAGGGCAAGAATAGCGTGATTGAGGGGATAGAGTTGCTGAAGGGATACAGGATTGTGGTGCATCCACGGTGTGAAGAGACAATAAACGAGTTGTCTTTCTATAGCTATGCCACGGATAAAGACAGCGGGAAGGTGTTGCCTGAGCTTGAAAAGAATCAGGCGGATCATTGCATTGATGCGTTACGGTATGCCTGTGAGGGCTTTAAGAACCTAAGACGTGAAGAGCCTAGGCCTCTAAGGCTTGTGGATACGTTTGGAAACTGGAGTGCAGGTTAAATCATGTCTAACAATAAGAGTAAGACCAACAATTCGTCTTCCTCTTTGATAATAAAGTTTAGGTAAATCTTTAAGAGTATCTCTAAGGCTTTTGTTTCTTTTAAGAGTGATGGCTTGTCTATTTTGGCAATGTCTTGGGGTTTTTTGATTGAGACGTTAAACAGGGCTGAAAGCTGTTTTAAGTCTTGTTTGATCTTCTTTTTAGGTATTTGCTTTGTGATGATTTGTGTGACGATGGTGTCGATGTGGACTTTGTGTTTCTTTTGGTGTGCGGGAATGTATACATAGCCACCGCCGCCTAACAGTTCCACGTCTTGCGTTGTGGTGTTGGGTGTCCAGTAGTTGCCTGCCCAGTATGTTTTAGCCCAGTATCGGTTAGACCACATTTTTGTTTGACTTTAAGGTTTTTTTAACTATAGCCTATAAACAAAATAAAGGAAAAACTTTGTGAAAGACGAAGATTTAGTCCAGAAAATTAAGGATAAGTTTGACAGAGATCAAGGCTATTGGTCATCAATATATGATGAAGCCAAGCGTGATATGATGTTTTTGTCTGGTGAACCGGATGCGCAGTGGGTTGGTCTTAAAAAGCCCATAGGCACGGCACTTACCATTGACAGGCTTTCATCTGTGGTGAATCAGATTGCGAATGATATACGCATGAACACGCCGGCGATTAAGGTGATTCCGGGGGATCGTGAATCTAGCGAGGATGTGGCGGAAATACTGTCTGGTTTGATTAAGAACATAGAATACGAATCTATGGCGGATTCTGTGTATGATTCTGCTGCTTTGTCGTCTGTACGTTGTGGCATTGGCTTTATGCGCATTGAGACGGAATACGAAGATGATACGTCTTTTAATCAAAAGATATGTATAAAGAGGGTGGCTAACCCGCTCAGTGTTTATATTGATTGCACGTCTGTTGAGGCAGATGGGTCGGATATGAAGCATGCAACAATCTTACAAGAGATATTGGTTTCAGATTTTAAAGAGGATTATCCTGAGTTTGATCCTTCGTCATTTAAAGAAGGCGGCATAGAGCGGCAGTATAAAGACGAAGATAGTATTTTTATTGCCGAGCATTTTTATATTGAGAATAAAAAGGAAGAGCTTGTATCGCCGGATGATGAAACGATGCGCCGTCCTGTTGTTAGGAAGATAATTCACAGGGTATTGGTGTCTGGCAAGGATATTTTAGAAAAGACAACGTTTCCAGGGGATTATATTCCTGTTGTGCCTGTGTTTGGGGAAGAGTATTGGGTTGAGGGAAAGCGGTATTTGGCAAGTGCCATTCGTCGGGCAAAAGACCCGCAAAGGATGTATAACTACTGGCGTTCTGTTGAAACGTCATTGCTGATGAAACAGCAAATTGCCCCTACTATGGTAGCTGAGGGTCAGATTTCTGGCTTTGAAGACGAATGGAAAAACCCAAATTCTTTAGTTGTGCAATACAAGCTTGTGGATGAAAAAGGAAATGCTTATCCTTCACCGCAAAGATTGCCGCCGCCTCAGATACCTGCTGGTATTGTGAATGCTGCCTTAACGATGGCAGAGGACATTAAGGCCACAACGGGTATTTTTGATGCGTCTTTGGGGAATAAATCTAACGAGACCAGCGGTATTGCGATTCAGAGACGGCAGCAAGAAGGTGACACGGCTACGTTTCACTTTGCGGATAACCTAACGAAAGCAATATCTTACGCAGGAAGGGTGATTGTATCTGCTATTCCTAAAATTTACGACACGGCCCGTATTTTGAACGTTATGGACCTTGAGGGGAACGTTAAGAAGGTTGGGGTTAATGGTGAGATAACAGAGGATCAGCAAGAGGATGTTGACCTGACAAGGGGACGTTACACTGTGAAGGTGACAACGGGTCCATCCTTTACGACAAAGCGGCAAGAGTCGGCGGAGTTTTTTGGAAAGATTGCGCAATCCCAGCCTGAGATGATGCAGATTGTTGGTGATTTGGTGTTTAAGTACATGGATTTACCAGGTGCGGAGGCTTTATCGGAAAGAATCAAGAAAACCATGGATCCGAGGCTTTTGGACGAAGAAAACGATCCTATGGCGGCGCAATATCAACAGCAGATGGAAGCCATGCAGCAGCAGCTACAGGCAGCAGCGCAAGAGATGCAAGCCATGCAACAGCAGCTTGATAACAAACAAGCTGACACGCAGATAAAGGTTCAGAGCGAACAAAACAAGGTTGAAATTGAAAGCGCAAAATTGACGTTGCAGCAGTCTGAAATGGAAACAGATGCTCAGTTAAAGCAGCAAGAACTTGAGATAAAGTTTAAAGAACTTGAGATTAAAGAACAGGAATTGATGATCCGTTTGGAAGAATTGCGGATGCAGAAAGAATTAAAAGAACTTGAGATTATGACGAATAACTTTAATGCCCAAAACCAAGACGATGATTCTGGTGAGATGGAAAAAGAGGATGAAGGTGATAATGGATCAAGGGATTTAGAGCTTGCTCTTTTGCAGGGTAACAGTGCCGCAATTCAGGGAATAACCAACCTGATGCAGAGCAAAAAGAACATCACGATCAACAGAGATGCCAACGGATTGATGGAATCCCTGACCGTTATGTAAAAGTGTATTGAAATTTTAAAAAAGGTGCTGTATGAATGAAGAAAATGTCGTTGTAAATGAAGAGGAAGTTTCCTCTGATGTTGCAACAGATGAAGGCCAGATTGAAGAAAGTAAGGTTGAGAGTCCCGAGGTTCAGGAAGAAATTGCCGAGCCTGAAGATGATACGCCCTTTCCTAAGAAGGCTGTAAACGCTATTTCGAGGCGTGAAAAGAAGATCGAAAAACTGCGTGCGGAAAACGAGCAGCTTAAAGCTCAGTTGCAGCAGGTGCCCTCTAAAGAACAGGTTTCACAGGTAAAAGAACCTGAGGTTTCAAAATCTGATTCTGCTCCTAATCCTGATGATTATGAGACTTGGGATCAGTATCTTGAGGCTAAGGTTGAGCATAATGTGAAAACAACTTTAGAAAAAAGAACATTGCAAGAAAAACAATCTGAGGTTTCTCGGAAAGAGCAAGAATACTTTAGCCAGAGAATTAAAGACTTTGGTGCGAGTGTTGACAAGCATTCTGAGAGGATTTCTGATTTTGAGATTATTGGTGATCGTATTGAAAAAGACGTTTTGCCTAATCTATCTGCGGATGTTCAAAAGGCCATTTTGGAATCAGAGGATGGGGCTTTGGCTCTTTACACCTTGATGAAGGAAGGTCGCATTGAGGATTTAGAGGACATGGACGGGCGAGAGGCCTTGAGATTTCTTGCTAAAGCTGAGGTGCGAGGCCAAAAATTTATTGAGAATTCAAGGAAAGTTTCTGCTGCTCCCAAGCCTATTCAGGCGGTTAAGGGCACGGGGACTTACACAAAAGACGTTGCTGACATGACCCCTGATGAGATCAGGAAAAAATATAACCTTAGATAAAGGAAAAACTGATGCCTAATACAATTAACACAAATAAATCGGCTCCTGGTCGGATTGCCAAAGTGGCAGCGACCATGTTTGCTGATGATATGCAGTTTGTAAAAACCATTGCGCGGGAAGATTCGGTAGATTTTGCCCCGCAAGCTGGTGGTTACAAGCCTGGTGACACGATTTTTATCAGTAAGCCTCCTCGGTTTACGACAGGAACAAACAGAGATATTACCTCTGGTGGTATCCAGGACATTACGGAAGAAAAGGTTGCAATGACGTTAAATCAGTCGTTTACGTCGGCTGTAGCTTTGACATCGAATGAGTTTGCAACAGATATGGCGTTTGATTCGTTTGCCGTGCGTGTTTTAAAGCCTTTGGTGTCGCAAATGGCCCAGCGCATTGAATCAACGTTTATTCAGTTGGCGTGTCAATCTACGGCTAACGTTATTGGTACTGCTGGTTCAACGGTGTTTAACACCTTGACCATGATGCAAGCTAACCAGCGTATGTCTGAGTTGCTGGCAACAGGTAGTGAAAACGAGTGGATTGCTTTGTTGTCTCCTGGTGCTAAAACTTCGGCTGTGGATGCGAGAAAAGGTTTGTTTCAGTCTTCTGAGGAAATCTCTAAGCAATACAAGCGCGGTGTAATGGGTCAGGCGGATGGTTTTACTTACTTGAGTAACAACCTGATGTACACCCACACAACGGGTACGGGAACGCAAACAGATGGTTCGGTTACCACAACGGCAAACATGACCAACGGTGCTTCGACCATTGCTGTGACGGGTTTATCGGGCTCTGGGACAATCACTGCTGGTACTGTGTTTACGGTGGCAGGTGCGTTTGCGGTTCACCCTATTACCAAAGCAACCTTGCCGTTTTTGCAGCCTTTTGTTGTAACGACAACGGCAACGGCGTCTTCTGGTGCGGCCACGCTTTCTGTTTCCCCAACCATTTACAGTTCTACCGGTGTTGGATTGCAGAACGTTTCTGCTTTGCCGAGTTCTGGTGCGGCTGTGGTGTTTTTAACGGGTAAAACTACAAGTACAAACTTTCAAAACTCTTTGACGTATTGTAAGGATGCGTTTCGTTTTGCGTCTGTGCCTTTGATTTTGCCAGGTGGTATGGACAAAGCGGCGCAAGAGACTGTGGATGGCTTGACCATTCGTGTCTTGGCGGATCACGACATTAAAACCGATCAGTACATCCTCAGAATAGACTTTTTGGGCGGTTTTGTTCCTGTTCGTCCTGAGTGGGCTGTGCGGGTTACGGCGTAACGCATGGGGGGATGGGAAACTGTCCCCCTTTTTAATCATTTGAGAGGTTTTTATGAGTTCAGGAATTATCGGAGGCAATATCTTTGCCATGTGTGCGGTTGTGGTCAACTTTAACCCTGCGTCTGTAGCGGCGGCAACAGTAGCGGCGCAATCGATTACAGTTCCAGGTGTGTTGCTTGGGGACATTGTTGTTGTGGTGCCTCCTTCAACGCTAAACGCTGGTTTGGGCATTGCTGGGGCTCTTGTAACGGCAGCGGACACCGTTTCTGTGCGTTTTGTCAATGCCACGGCAGGTGCCCTTGACCCTGCGGCTGCTGATTATGTGTTTTTGGTTACGCGCCCTGAGAGCATCGCGGGTCGTGTAACAACGGGGTAATGTATGGCAACGGCGCGTGACCTTATCACAAGGGCGTTAAAAGCATGTAGGGTTCTTGCCCCTGGTGAGAATCCTAGTGCTTCTGAGGCAGCCGATGCCTTGATGATTTTAAATATGATGCTGTCCAGTTGGAGCACAGATAACCTAAACGTTTTTGCTCAAACTTTAGAAAGTTTTTCTCTTGTTAGCAATGTTTCGTCCTACACGATTGGCACAGGACAAACGTTCAATACGGTTAAGCCTATTGCCATACAGACAATGTATGTAAGAAGTGGGTCTATAGATTATACCGTCAAAGAAATCAGCGATCGTGATTATGCTAACGAAATATCAATGAAATCAATCACTGGTGTTCCATATTGTTATAATTTTAACAATAATTATCCTTCTTCTGTGATTAAGTTTTACCCTGTTCCCGATCGGAATTATCAGTTGTTTATTCTTTCTGAAAAGGCTTTAACGTCCATTGCGTCTTTAGACACGGTGATTTCGTTCCCTGAGGGTTGGGAGTTGGCCATTGCGTATAATTTGGCTGTGATGTTGTTTCCTGAGTACCAGCAGGCGGTTGACCCTGCCATTGTGAAGATTGCGGATGATGCCAAAATGGGGATTCGTCGGGCAATCAATCGGAATCGCAAGTTTGTGTTTGGCGATGATGAGGATTTTAGACAAACAGATAATATCTACGCTGGGTGGTTTCGATGAAAACGGGTCTTGTTGGTCCGTCATATTCTGAAAGAAGTTTGTCTTTCGACGCCCAAAGAACAATCAATTTTTATCCTGAATTGAATCAATCTGGCAAAGAAATTTCAGCTTTGTATGGCACTCCTGGGCTTTCTGTCTTTTGCGATACGGGATTAAGCAAAAGCAGGGGATTGTTTGCTTCCTACAATGGTAGGGTTTTTTATGTTGCTGGGTCTGTTTTGTATGAAGTTTCTTCTTTGGGTGTTGCCACGGTTTTGGGAACGTTGGCATCGTCTTTGGGTTTGGTGTCGTTTGCTGAGAATCCCACGCAGTTGATGCTTGTGGATGGGACAAATGGCTACATCTTTACGTATTCTAGCAATACGTTTGTTCAGATTTCAGATTTAGATTTTCCTGTTGCGAATAATGTCACGTTTTTGGATAGCTATTTTATCGTCAATTCTTCTGGCACGACTCAGTTTTTTGTTAGTGCGGTTAATGACGGAACGGTGTGGTCTGCTTTAGATTTTGCATCGGCGGAATCGTCACCAGACAAGATTTTAAAGGTGATTGCCGTTAATGGGGAATTGTGGCTCTTAGGGGAAAGAACAACGGAGGTTTGGTCTAACACGGGTGACCCTTTGTTTCCTTTTCAAAGAGCATCTGGTGGTAAAATTGATATTGGTATTTTTGCCCCAGAAACGGCTGTTTCAAGTGCTTTTGGGGTTATTTTTGTCTCTCGGAATGCGCAAGGTGATGGCATTGTTTATCAGATGAACAATCTTTCTCCCAAAAGGATTAGTAACCCCTTCATAGAGCGTCAGATTCACAAGGTGATGAATCCAAGCCTTATGTCTGCGTATATGTATCAAGAGGACGGACACACGTTTTATGTGCTTACAGGCGGTGATTTAGAGACAAGCCTTGTTTATGACCTTACAACGGATCAATGGCATGAAAGAGCGTATTCTAGCCCTGTAACGGGCTTTTTTGAGCAGCATTTAGGGGTTTTTGGGATTACTGGATTCAACAAAACGCTTGTGGCGCACAAAGACTACGGAAAAATCTATGATATGTCTTTAGAATATACCATGGATGACACGTTTGAATTGATTGGGGAGCGTGTTTTTGGGCACCTTAACGAAGAAAACAAACCTTTTTCGGCGGATAGTTTAGAGATTGCCTTTGAGGCGGGTGTAGGCACGCAAACGGGCCAAGGATTGAATCCAAGAATGCTTTTGTATGTCAGCAAAGACGATGGCCGCACGTGGTTTGGTCCTTTGGAAGGCTTTATGGGAAAAGTCGGTGAATACAAAAAGCGTGTGATATTTAGACGGCTGGGAACAGCATCCACATTCACGTTTCGCGTGAGAATTGCGGACCCTGTCAAGCGGTGTTTGATTGGGGGGTATCTTAACGCATGAGTGGTGTTGTTCCTCAGCCTCCGATTCGTGAAATGCTTGTGGATGGCTCGGGCCATGCCTCGTTACCATGGCGGGACTATTTTAACAAAGACTGGAGGGGTGACTCAGGCACACCATGGACCCCTGTTTGGACAAACTTTAGCCATCCTATGACGGTCACAGCAAAATTCTATAGAATTTCTCAGTATTTGTGCTATTTTAATATCGTGATTGTTCCTGTCACGCACACAACAACGTCAGGTCATTCAAGCTACGCTACGTTTCCATTAAGGATTTTGGCATCGAGTGGCTTTAATGCGGCGATTAGTGATCGGAGCATTGGAACGGGAATATCGCAAAGCAATCCTGATCGTTTGATCTTGCCGCACTGGACAAACGAAACGCAAACGATAACGCTAAGCGGTGTTTTAGAGGCAACATGATTCGATTTGCAACAAACGACGATATAAATGCCGTAGAGGCTTTGTGTCGTGAGTTTGCAGAGCAAACAATGTACGGAAAGGTCATGACGTATTCGAGAGAAAAGGCTCTTGAATGTATTAAAAATTGGTCTAGTATTTTAGTTGCTGAAATTGATGGAAAATTGGTGGGTTTTGGGGCATTGGTGATTGCCACAGAGTTTTTTGAGGAACGGGAAGCGGATATTGACAAGTTTTACGTTCAACCTGAGTATCGTGGGACAGGGATTGCAAGAATGTTAGCAGAAAACCTTGTAAGATTGGCCGTTGCGAATAATGCGCGGGTGATTTATGCGCTTTGTGGGTCAGGCATTGATGACAAAAACGATAAGATGTTTGAAAATCTTTGGAAGAAATTTGGCTTTAAAAAAACAGGCTGTTTAATGGTGGGGATATAATATGGGCGGCAAAGTATTTAAGGGTGTTGGTAAGGCATTAAAAAAAGTGGCTCCCATTGCCGCTGGTGCTGCTGGTATGTATTTTGGTGGTCCTGCTGGTGGTGCATTGGCTGGTTCTTTGTTTGGAGGCGGCGGTGGCGGTGGCGGTGGCAATGATCTTGCTGGGGGCATTGGTCAGGTTGGTGGTGGTTTATACAATTATTATAACAACCGGACCGTTGATAAGGGCATTTTAGAGGCGCAATTAAAGGCTGGAGAGCAAGCCTCTCAGCTTTTGAACCCATACTACCAAACGGGCACGCAGGCCAACCAGAGGCTCTCTGATCGCCTTATGGGAGGCTTTAATTTCAATCAAGCAGATTTGTATAACGATCCAGGGTATCAGTTTGCAGTAGAACAAGGTCAACGCGGTTTGAATACGCAAGCAGCAGCATCTGGTTTGCTTGGCAGTGGCCGTGCATTAAAAGAAGCTACTCAGTATGGCCAAGGTATGGCTGAGGGTCAGTTTAACAATGTTTACACTCGGAATTTAAATAAATTTAACACTGAAAACGAGGCTTTAGGTAATTTGGCATCACGAGGTCAAACGGCTGGTACTCGCATGGGCAATTTGATGTTGGATATGGGTGCTAATCGAGCAGATTATCGTGCAAGCAGAGGGGAAGAAAGATCAAATTTAACAGGAAATTTGATCGGTGGTGCTGCCCCGATTTTGAGTGGTATAGGGGATTATTTAACAAATTTTGGAAATGAACCTGCTCAAGTTCAGCAACCACAAAATTCTTTGTATGATATGGGTGGTGGTGCTTTTTTACCAGGAAGAGCAAGTTTTGCAAAATCAGCAGATATGCCATTAAGGACTGGTGCAAGAAGGCCTATGACTGGATTTGGCAGGCAAAACGCTGCACAGAACATGCGTTTGAGTAAAGGCATGCGTGGAAGTAACTGGAAGGTTATCGGGTGATTTATGGCAACCGTTGAGAGTTTTAGAAATAAGCCGTTTGATATTTTAGAAAAGATGCGCAACGACGCAATGATGCGTCAGCAGTTGCAGGATGAAGCCATTAAGCGTCAATATGACCAACAAAAGAACGAATTGGATTTAGCGCAAAGACAGCAAAAACTTCAGCAAGATTTGCAAAATTATGAACAGGGCTACAATGGAAACACGCCATCTGCTATTCAGGAATACAATTTTGTTAGAAGACTTTCCCCTCGGGAACAGGCCTTATACCTAAGAGCAAAAGCCCCAAATTCTCAAATTCAGTTTGAAAACATGGGGATGATGGACAATACGGGTGATGTGAGTGGAATGAATCAACCCATGACGATGCCAGCACCTCAACGGCAACCTTCTGCACTATCTCAACGGCAACCTGCTTTACCCACGCAACGTAAACCTGTTGGGCAGGGTCGTATGCCTCAAGGTGCGCCATTGCCGCCTCAGGGGCCTTCTATGCCCACTCAAGGTGCACCGCAACCACAACCGCAATTAAGCGACCTTCCTGCTCCTCCTGTAGATTTAGGAGATGGCACTGCCGAATATAAAGGCAGAATATTGGATAAAAAAATTGCAGACAAATTATTCTTGTCGGATTCTAAAAATCCAACGGTTGGAGAGGAAAGACAAGGGTCCTATTTGTTGCAACAAGCAAGTCTTGGATATGAAAACCTTTTAAAATCTTTGTACAACAAACCAGGTGAAAGATCAGGGGCAGAAAGACCGAATGCTGTGGAGGCTTTTTTAAATTCAAAATATATTCCTGTAAGCCCTCGTATTGCTCGATCTGGAAAAAGAGAGCAATTTGTTCAGGCAACAGAAACAATAGCGGATGCTTTGTTAAAGGCGGCTACAGGTGCTGGACAAAACCAAGATGAAGCCAGACGAAAAATAGAAGAAATAACACCGTCATGGTTTGATGATGATGACACAATTAAACAAAAGCTAAATGCTATACCTGCTTACATAGAAGCAATTAAAGCCCGTGCTGGAAGAGCAACGCCCAAAGGTTTCACCATTCCCACAGTGGAAGGTCTTGGATTAAATGTGGGACAGCAACCCGCGCAAAATGCTGCACAGCCTATGATGCCTGCTTCTGGTAACGTTATACAAACTAGTGTTGGTCCAGTTACAGTCACAAGGTGATAAATCATGCCTAAATACACTTTAAAAGCATCTGATGGCGCGTCTTACACTTTGGATTCCCCAAATGAATTAACGCAGGATCAATTAAACACAGCGTTTTCTGAGGCTTTGCAACAATCTCAACCCACGCAACAGCAGGCCCCACAACAACAACCTGCTCAACCTCAAGAAGACATAGGGATTGGCGGCAGAGTCTTGCGTGCGGCTCAGAATGTGCCTAGTAGGCTAGGGCAACAAGCCAGTGACTTTGGCACGGGTGCACTAACGTCATTTTACGGACTTGGGCAAGGAACAGCTAACCTTGCGGGTGGCGTGTCTGAAGCATTGGGTTTGCCAGGGCAAGAAAATGTTGCACGCAATGTCGATAAAATAAACGCCTTTATGAGACAAAGAGAGCAGCAAATTGCTGCGGAAGATGCTGCACGTACTAATCAAGGGCTGTTTAATGTCCCTAGAACAGTAGGTGAGATTACATCGGCAGCAGCTATGTACCCTTACAAAGCAGCAAAAGCGGCAGGTGCCATTCCCAAGGTTTCTAGCCCTCTCATGGAAGGCGCAAAAAGACTTGGACGGGTTGCTAGGGAAGGTGCCATAGGATCAGTGTTGTTTACCCCATCAACAGGTGAAGGTGATTACACTACGCAAAAAGCCGTTCAAGCGGGTACTGGTGCGTTGGCTGGGTTAGGTTTTGCTGGTGGAGGTAAAGTCATAGGTGCAGCAGGTGGTGCCATTGCTAAAAAAATTGCTGGCAAAACGCCAACAGAAACACTGCCTGTCAATTTAGATCAGTTAAAATTTGCTGATATTCAATCTATGGCTGGCACAAACAAAGATGCCGATATTCGCGCTGTCAACAAGGTTGTAGATGAACTAAAGAAACAATTTCCTGATAATTATCAATCCGTTATCAATGAATGGGCGACAAGCGGAAAGCCCTTGATGGATGTGATACCAAGACAAATTTCAGGCTTGGCAGAAACCTCGGCCATGTATCCACAAGGCGAAGAACTGGCACAAAAGTATTTTTCTGGTCAAGCGGCTGGATCGGCAGAGCGTATTAACAAAGCCATTGCTGAAAACGTAAGTCCTATTGGAAAGGACGTTGCGGACATTGTGGCTGAACGTGTAAAATTAGGACAAGAAACTGCTGCCCCTTTGTATAAAGAAGCCTTTCAAAGCATGGGCAATAAACCCGTTACATCACAAAGATTGCAAACTCTTTTAGAGGACCCTGCCTATAAAGCAGCCTTAAAAGAAGGTTTGGTCACGGAAGAAAGAAATGCCAGAATTGCTGGAGAAAAATTTAACCCATACGATTATGGAACTTTGGGATATGATGCTAATGGTAATTTAGTTTTGCCTAAAACACCAAATCTTAAATTGTTAGATTTAATAAAAAGAAGTTTAAACTCACAATTAAAAAGTGGAAATTATACAGACCCAGCAACAGGAAGATTAACGGAAACAGGAAGACAGTTGACATCTTTAAATTCCAATCTTGTTGATGAAATTGATAATATCTTGGGCCCTAAACATCCTTATGCACGTGCTAGACAAATTGCTGGTGATTATTTATCTGTTGAATCTTCCACACTTAAAGGACAAAAAGACTTTTTTTCAACCAGACCCGATGTTCTTAAAAGAGAGTTTAGAAAACTTACACCTGCTCAACAAGCTGCTTACAAAGACGGTGCTGTGAGTGCGGCTAGGGCTCGGATGGGAACAATTTTAGAAACAGGTGGCAATCCTTACCCTAAATTGATGGGAAAAACGGATGACGTGAAACGTTGGCAGGAAATTTTGTCACCGCAAGAATTTAAGAATTTTTACGAATCTCTGAAAGCGGAAGATATATTGTTTCAAACGCGAAACAGGGTTTTGGGTAATTCCGCAACGGCTCGGAGACAAAACCTAATCAAGGATTTTGAATTATCGGGTGCTGAGGTTTTGACGGGTGCTGGCACTATTAAAACCATCGGATTGTCTAAATTATCGGGATGGTTAAAAAGAAGAACATCTGGTTTGACAGACAATATGGCTGGAAGCGTTGCTAAAGTTTTGTACGAAGACAATCCCCGTCAAAAGGCTTTGCTTATGAAGCAGGTTTTTGGTGATGAACGGTTGTCTGAATCAGAAAAAAAGATGATAAAAGACGTGTATGTAAAGGCTGAAGGTCCTATAGAAGAATTAAAGGTTCGCTTACGTGCAGGAGCATCCGCAACTGCTGTCAACGCTATGCAAGAATGAGAAAAATAAATGGCCGTCTTATACACCCAGCATTTTGTTCAATTCTTTGACGATAATGGCAATCCTTTATCGGGTGGTCGGCTTTACACCTATGATGCAGGTGGCACAACACCGAAAGCAACGTACACGGATGCGGCGGGTTCAACAGCAAATGCCAACCCAGTCGTTTTAGACGCTGCTGGACGTGCCACGGTGTTTTTGGATGGGACAACGTATCGGTTCGACTTAAAGACGTCTGGTGACGTTCTGGTGAGAAGTACGGACAACATTCAGTCGTTTGCTGTGGCTCAATCAAACATTACCAATACGAGTTTGGCTTTGATGCCGGCCAATACCGTAAAGGTAAATGCTTCTGCAACAAGCAATACGCCAACAGATTTATTAGTAAACACAGATTCATTTCTTGGAAGAGCAAGTGGAAATATTGTCAATATTCCCCTGAATTATGGTCGCAATCGGATTATCAACGGGGATTTTAACATTTGGCAGATGGGGACATCGATTGTTCCTGCTTTGTCATCTATTGCTTATACAGCGGATCAATTTTATGCGTTTGTCACGGGTGCAGCACCAACGTATGCTAGGGTCACATTGAGTGGATCGGGTATAAACGGATCCGATACTGCCCTGCAAATTACAGGAATTGGAGGTAATACCACAAATAATATAGGTCAACGGATTGAGGCTGCTAACTGTACGGACATGATCGCGGGAAAGGTCTACACCTTAAGTGCAATGATTTATTCTTCTTCAGGAAGTTTATCGCCTACTTACAGCATTCAAACAGCAAACGCATCCGATAATTTTTCTACATTAACCGCACTTGCATCAGGAACTTTAAGCAGTGTTCCAGCCACCACATGGACAAAAGTATCGGTTACATTTACTTGCACAAACGAATGTTTGAAAGGTGTTCAAATAGAAGTGCAATTAGGGTCCATTACAGCAGGACGCACTGTTTTGGTAAAGGATTTTCAATTGGAAGCAGGAAGTGTGGCCACGCCATTTGAAAAAACACTAGCACCGTTAGAATTGATTAAATGCCAGAGATTTTATGAAACTGGATTTGCAATTTTAGAGGTTTACAGCGCAGGAAGCACCGCGTGTTCTATGACGCCTTATTTTAAGGTAACAAAAAGAACAAATCCAACAGTGACTGTGGCAGATAATGGCTCTGTGTTTTTGACGGGCGCATTTATTGTACCTAGCGTTTCTCATGACGCATTTCGATTAACACGAACAAAAGACGCAACAACAGGACAATTTATTATGTCAGCATCTTGGACAGCAAACGCAAGGCTTTAATCATGACTTACACCTACGCAAACCCACAAAACACCCTTATTACAAACGGTCAAGGCACGTCCATTCCCGTTGACGAAACTATCCCCGAATACCAAAAGCTGATCGCGGATGATGTCATAATCGGCCCTTACGTGGCCCCACCGACACCCATTCCCATTATCACAGCCACGCAGATGCTGATTGTGTTGCAAGCTATGGGCTTTATAACGGAGGCAGAGGCCACGGATAGAACGATATTCCCAACGGCCTTTAGTGCTTTGCTTAGTGGCACGGCGGCAGAGAATGCGGCCATTAAGATACGCTGGGCGAATTTGACGATTGTGGAAAGAAACGATCCTCTTGTTTCGGCATTTGGGTCTTTGCTTTCGCTGACAAGTGAACAAATTGATGGCATGTTTATACAGGCATCCCAAGTATGAGTTTATTGTCCCTTATCCTTGAGACATTAAAAACACCGGACGCGCAAAAAAGAGACTGGTATGGCTGGGTGACTAACCAGACAGGGCATTTTACCATAGGTGTTCTTATCACTTGTATTGCCATACAAGTATTGCCTTTGTATTTCAGTATTCTTCCTGCTGTTGTTTTTGCTGGATTAAAAGAAAGCGCGGATTTGCTGCGTGGTGGTGCGTTTAAAGATTCTTTTGTGGACTGGACATTTCAGTGTGTTGGGGCTTTTTTTTGTATTGTGTTATCAATCAAAAACTTTGATCTTTTGAATTTAACCATAGGTTCTTTTCTTGTGTTTCTTGTTTTTGGTGTTATACCAAGAGTGAGACGTGCTTTTCGGAAGCAATAATTAAAAATACGAGGTTTTTATGGCGATTCAATTATCGGTAGCAGTTCGCAATGCGCGGCTTGAAGCGATCGAAACGACAACAGGAACAGGGGCTATTATGCGAATCCGTACAGGAGCGCAGCCAGCCACATGCGCTACCGCTGATTCTGGGACTGTTCTTGCCACGCTTACTTTACCTAGCGACTGGATGTCGAACGCATCGGGGGGAACAAAATCCCTTTTAGGAACATGGCAAGATACGGCTGCGGATGCTACAGGAACAGCGGCGCACTACCGTATTTACGACAGTGCAGGAACAACGTGTCACCTTCAAGGTAGCGTGACAGCCACAGGTGGCGGTGGTGATATAACCGTGGATAACGTATCTTTTGCCACGGGCCAGCAATTTACCATCACAGCTTTTTCTTTGACCGATGCTAACGCTTAATTCTCATTTAGGGGAAGAACATGGCAGATAACGTCACATTACCCGGAGCAGGTTCATCTGTTGAAACAAGAGAGCAGCAGGATGGATCGCAGCGTCAGGTCATTGTTCTTGGGGAAACAGAATGTGCGGCTCTTTTATCGGTTTTAAAAAACATAGCGCATCCCATTTGGCTTGATGGGACGACGGGGAATCTGCGGGTTTCTAATTCTGGCGGTACTTTAAACACAGTGAACACTGTGAGTACCGTGACTACAACGGGGACGTTAAATAATTTGAACAGCCGTTCTACCGATCAGATATTTTTGGACAATATGCAAACAGCTTGGGCAACGTCTTTAAGAGGGCAAATTACATGAGTCTTTACCGTGACAAAAATGGTGCTTTGTGTGAGGTGGAGCAAGTTTCCGCAGATCGGGCATTGATTTATGCCAAGCCCGGAGAAACTTTTGATGTTGGTCAAGCCTTGTACATCATTCGCAGGGAAGGCCAACTACCCGAAATTTCTTTAACCTTAAATGACTACACAGAGGTGGCTTAATATGGCAACGACATTAAATTTTAAAGACATTGTTGACTTGCCAAAATGGCGACCTAGCGCACCGGTATTGGCAGCAGTAAACAATGGTATGTGCCTTGCTTACGATATGAGCAATTCCAGTGCTGACAGAACAAAAAACATTTACTTGTTTAGGTCAGCCACGGCGTTGGATAAAAAAGATACCACAACGGACGAGTGGATTCCTTTATCGTCTCCGGCTTTGGCGGGGACTTTTGGGGCTGGTTCTGCGTGTGTTTTTGCAGCCTCTTATGGCCCAAGATCACGTATTTTGTCGGGTTCAACAACCACGTTGATCAATTTGGATGGTTTGGGTAATGATGTTCCTGCGGCGGCTACTTGGGCGCGGTCAACAACAACGGCGACGGTGACAACAACCCGCAACCACAACTACCAAATTGGACAACAGGTCTTTGTTTCCATAACGTCGGATGCCACGGCAATTCCTCTTGGCCTTGTGTCTATTCTTACAGTCCCCACAGGAACCACATTTACCTTCACGTGTTTAAACGCTGGAGCTGCATCGGGCACATTGACCGTAGGGCCAGCAGCTGCAAACAATCAGCTTGCCAACCGCGGGGATGGGGTGGGGTACACCATTCGCATTATTGATAACGGGTCTGGTGGGTCTGGGAAAGTCGAGGAAAGAAAGATCATAGGTAACACTTTCGGGGCTGCCCCAACGGTGGAGTTATCCGCTGCTTTAACCTTTACGCCCGTAGCGGGTTCGACCTTTGAAATACGCTCTGGGCGTGTTTTTATGATTAACACGGGCGCACCAACGGCTGGAATGTTTAAGTATTATGATTCGGCAACAAACACTTACAGCGGTAACTTGGCCACAACAAACTTACCAACCATCGGTACAGACAGCACTTTTCTTCATCTGTGTGAGGATTATGTTCAAAACGACAGAAGCCCAAGCATTGGTTTTATAAGTGGTGGGGCGACTTATGATGGTGGAAAAAACTGTATTGCTGCTACGGCAGCGACAAGCACAACGATCACAGGCAGTGGAATGCCTGCCACTCTTTTGGTGGATGAATACAGAAACTTCCAAATTCGAATTGTCGAGGATACGGTCAACACAACAGCCGTAGGTCAAAGACGACGGATCACATCACACACAAGCGGCGCAGCGGGTGTTTTTACGGTGCCAGCTTTTGCCGTAACCCCGTCTTCATCAGCAAAATTTGTCGTTGAAAATGATGATGATAAGATTCTTTTGTTTACCAACCAAACCGCGGTTTATACCTATAACGCCTCAACCAACGCTTGGGACACCACAACATTTGCTGCCTCGCCGGCTGCTGGTGGTGCTGGGATTGTTGCGGCGCAATCCTTCGGGATTTCCCTTGGTAATCAGAAGTCCGTAAGGCACTCTATGATTTACCGTATTCGCGGTGGTAACAGTGCAATTATTGACGTGCTTGATATTGCCGCGGGGTCAACAGGTGTGTGGACAGCGGATATATGGTATGGCAACAAAGGCCAAGCGTTTACCACGGGCACTAGTGGGGCCTATGACCCTGTTACATTTGGTGGTCGGTTTTTGCATATTTGCGTCAATGCCACGCAAAGGTTTGCCCGTTTAGACCTTAAAAATAGGATTTTGGACCCGGGAACATTTCTTCCCTTTACGCCGTCAACAGCCGTCGTTGGTGGTAAATGTGCCATGTCTTTTATGATTGATGAATCAACAAAACTAGGGTTTTTGACGAATCTAAGTTCTAGCTCAGTATACTCTTTTGACATTGCCATTCAAAGGTAACATGCCGTGTCGCTTCTTGTCTTGTTCAACCAAGGAGGGGCGGCGGGGCCTATTGAAGGCACAGCATCCGTAACTTTAGGGCCTCTCACGGGATCGGGTACGGGGGTTCTTGGCAGTACAATTACGGGCACGGGTAGCGTTACCCTTGGTCCCGTGACAGGATCGGGAACGGGTACCCTATCAATTTCAGGCGCGGCCAGCGTTACGCTTGGGGCCTTGACGGGTACGGCGACAGGGTCTTTGCAGATTAAGGGGCAAGGGTCTGTAACCCTTGGGAGCCTCACAGGATCGGGCACGGGGGTTTTGGGCACGCCACCCATAACGGGGACAGGAAACGTCACGCTTGGGGCTTTAACGGGTTCAGGGACAGGTACACTAACAACTGTTACGGGTCCATGCCCCACAGCCCAAGAGATTGCTCAAGAGGTGTGGAATTATATTTTAGAAGGCTCTGTTTCTGCGGGTCAAATGCTTAGAGGCGTAACAAGAACGCAGCTTGCTAGAGTTGATATTAACGAAACAACAGGACAAGTGACAATTTATAAACTGGATGGTACAACCGTATTTGCACAGGCATCAACGTCTCCCACAGGGGATAGAAATGCCCCAACCGTAGACTGGAATTAAAGGAGTTTTTATGAAAAAGAAAAAAGGAAAAGGCGGAGGAAAGGGTTGCTAGTCAATCGTTTTTGCTGTATAAAAACAGTGCGGGTCGTTGGCTTTCTAAGGCTAGACTGAACCAGACCCGCTTTTATACAGGTTCATATTTTTTGTGAAAAATGCTCGGTTTGCACGGGTAAAATTCACCTTCCATACCCTTAATGATAAAATCATCTTTAGCGGCACGCATTCTCCCCTCTAAAGTTTCAATTTGAAATAACCCGTCATGGTGGTGGCACATTCTGAAAAAATCTTTACCCCAGTGGTTTACCATTGCATTGTAGGACTCGTATGTCCCATCATATTGCATAGCCTCAATTGCAACGGGTTTTGTTTTGTATTTCATGCTTTTGCTCTTAATGATGAAAACTTATCAAACGTTCTCAGCCCCATGTAAATGTAGGGCAGCATCATAAGCCCATCAAATACCTTTTCGTTGGGGCTGGGCATAAGAATAACATAAGCAATGCTTCCTAAGAGTCCTAGCCACGCCATACCAGGGCGGGTAGAGCGCACAAAAATATCATCTGCTTTGTCCCCTGCTCTAATGGTGTCTTGCGTTTCCTTTTGCTCTAGCTGGGCATCTTGTAGTCGGATGCGTTCCATTTCCAGCAGGTGAGAGCGAATAGAGGCTTCATTGTCGTAAGCCATCTTTTTAAGCCGCTCTAGAGCCTGTGGATCGTTTTGCAGGACGGATAGTGCTTGGTCAGGCGTTGCATAGTGTGTTGCCCCTGAAACCAGCTTTACGCCAGCCTCTACAGCATTTCCAAGGTTTCCAGTTAAAAGTGAACCGACAA